TGAACCAGCAGGGCCGGGAGTGCCAGTAGCACCAGTAATAACCGTAACGATGTCATCACCGAAGCCAAGTACAATCCCGACGAGGGAAAGAAATTTATTTAACATTTAGAATCCTATTTTACCCAGTTAGAACTCACTTAATCTAGCCCCGTGCCTAGATTCCAAATCCTTGATAGTAGCCCGAATCCCGTCAATATTCTTGAACGATGGACTCTTAGCTGCTTCAGTAGATGGATTGAGGGTGGTTTGCTGTGCTGTGGTTCTAACTTGTTGGGTTTGAGTCTGAGTCTGAGAGGCATTTGCCTTCAGTAATTCCGGTAATTGCATCCCTTGGCCTGCAAGATAAGCGAGCTTATAAAGCCCCGGCAGACGAGAGTGGAATCTATAATCAGATTCGGCTGTAGCGATTGCTGATGCAAGGTCTGGATTGGCATCCATAGTCTTCTGGAAGACAGGCGTAGTAACAAACTTCGCAGCCTCAATGTTGTCGTGGGAGACAGTCTCAAGTGCCTGGGCCTTCGCTAGAGAATTCAAAGCTGGTGCAAAGGGCTTGAGAGTATCCATAATTAACTTTTGCTGAACCTGAGTGTAGGCTTGTGGGCCACCCTGCTTGGCAGCAGCATAAAGGTCATCTAGATACTTGTTTGGGTTCTGTCCGTAATCATCTGAAACTTGCGGTCCTGCCTGTCCGACAGGCTGACCAGTGATAGGGTCAATTCCAGTCGTGAGTGCATATCGCTGACGCAATGTCTCGATAAGGGCATCTTTTTGATTGAGACCCTCAACGGTAGCATCCTTAGTCTTATAAACAGATTTCTCACCTTTTATGAAGGGTTCAGAATCCGTCGCTTGTATGGCGGTCTGGCTAGTCTGTTGGGACTGAGTTTGCTGTGCTCCCTGATTGTTTTGCACCTGTTGTGCGGGTGCCACTACTTTCTGCGTCGGCTCCGCAGGGAACAGGGAGTCAAACGTAGCGTCGTCTAAGCCACCGGGAGCTTTACTTAAATCAACTACACCACCGGGGGCTACTTGGTCAAGCGTTGGTTCTGGCATCTTCGGTCCTTGTGAGACTTCGATTTAACTGCTGTAAGCTTGTGGCTTACGAAACTTTTTGCATACCTACCCGCTCAATTTGAGCGTCTAATATTTCGAATGCGGCTTGTTCTTCAGCTAGCGGGTCAACGTACGTTGGCTGGGACCCTTTGAAGGTGGCCTTATCAACCTGTTCCTTTAGCCAGTTGCACCAGAATATACCAGCTTGGAGGAAGTCTGCTTCTCGTAGGTCCTTCTTCCATTGTGTGTTATTCTTGGTTTCTAGTTGAGCCTTGGTAATGCCAAGCCGCTCGATAAGAGCTACGAAGCCTGGATGGGCTACTAGGGTAGAGACAGCATCTTGTGTATGCTTGTCCCACCTGAAACTGGGTCTTGGAGCCTTGACTTCAACTATCTTGTAAATAACCCTCGGTGCGAATAAAGCTTTAATCCTCTCGAACATCTTCCCTCACTTAGTCTTTGTATTCGTCTGAAACAGAACCAAGTCCGCCGCCTTGAGCATCAGGCCAAGACTTGGCAATTTGAGCGTCGCCGCTGCATGTATTGGATGCAGCAGAGTCGAACACAGCCGCAGAATGTTGTCCGAAGTGTGCATGGACAGAACTATCCGAACGAGGACCGGGAGATAGATAATTCTCACCACTACCCGCAGGGTCAGGAGTTACAACAGGATTATACTGTCGTGGTTTAGCAATAGCGGAATTAGCTTCATCAACCCCACCATAACTTTCTAGAGGACCAGCGGGATATCCGCCATAGGCTCCACATGCAGCGTCTGGCCACTTTTTGGCAACCAAATCGCTCGCGCGAGAGGCACTTACTGCTGAATTGAAATCTTGTTCGCTTGCCATTAGGATTTTCCTTTACGTGTAGAAACATGAGGTTCTTGTTTATAGGATGGTTCTTTGGATGCAAAAGTGAACGGGTCTGGATATGCAGGTTCGTGATGATAGTCCTCCATACCAGGGTTCGTCTTCGTACGGCCTTCCGTATCCCAACCATTAGTCGCCCAATCTTGAAAGCCCATTGTATGTTCGGGCGTGAAGAAAGGGAGAGCCACAGAAATTTCACCTTGAGTTTGGTTAGGCTTCGAAACGTCAGCGGGACGATAGCTTACTGAGGCAACTTGGTCCTGTTGAGTAATAACTGGTTCAGAACCAGACGTACCTTCACTAGCCACTTCTTGTGAGCGTTGAAATGAGTTAGCGTACATTTCTGAGCTAGACTCTGTATTCATAGTGTTATTCCAAATACTTGACATTACGTGCCACCTGTGCCAAGGGAGTTAGCTCCCATTGACTGCGCGAAACCGCGCTCTGAGTCTTGTTGTGTTCCACCAGGGATTGTACCTTCGAATTGTGATTTACGCTGTCCGCCTTCACGTCCAGGGGGCCGAATAGGTTCCGTTCCCGGCTGAAATCCGAACAATTGGTCTGCGGTGTCGGCTAGGTAATTCTCAACGATATCTTGTATCGCGGCACCGTGTTTAACTTGTCCGGTTGGGGCTGGTACGGAACCAGCAGGCATGAACTCCGGCTTCTTAATCTGTTCAACAGCAGCCTTCGTTTCAAACTTGAGCAAGTGCTGAATAAGTTCATTCTGGAACTGAGCTTCTTGCTGTTGCTGAGAAGCTTGTTGAACTTGCTGGTCAGTCTTTAATAGTCTGCTTGCAAAAGGAATTTCCATGCTGCGAGCAATCTCACGTAGGAATTCACCTTGGTTAGCATAAGGAGACTGCATAGCAAGATTGTAGAATGCCATTAGATTTCGTTGTTTAACTACTTTCCCCGTGGCATAGTTGGCGGCTACGAAGTCAAATTCGTAATTACCAAGTAAATCTTCTAACTTAACTCTACCATACTTCGGAATCTCAGGGTTGGAAGCAGTAATGGAATATTCCATTTCATCTGTTCCAAACTGCTGAATCATAGACGCAACCATCTCTGACATAGGTTGCAGAATTTCTAGTTCAAATCGACGAATGAAAAGCTTGAAGATGTAACCAGATTCGTTAATTACTTGCGAGATTCCTGAAGCAGTACGATTTCCACCTGAACTACCTGTGCCTTGCGTATAAAAATCACTGATTCCAGACCCCATCTGAATCATGTCTTTATACAAATCAATAATCATGTAATCGCCTTGGTTCGGTGTAAAGGAACCAAAAGGCATAATAGCTTTATTTGGGTCGCCAACGACTCCGACTTTTCCGCCGGGAACGTTACCCATATCCAACTGGTCGTGGTCAATATCAACAGTTACGTCGTAAGCGAAGCGACGGTTGATTCCCATGTTCCAGTTATCAGTAATCATGTTCGTGAAGACGTTAACGCCTTCACAAAGGTCACTGACAAATTCAATCGCGCCTATACCGTAAGCATCCCCTTTGATTGGGATGTAACCAAGATGGAGTATGGGAATGCGCTGATGAGCAAACGGGTTTGGTACGGTGTAAAGAAGGACGGGTGGACCATTATATACCCGCCGTTTGTAGGCAGAATAACTAGCATTTCTGTATTGGTATCTGCGGTCTTTCCATCCAATAGCATCGGCGTCTTCACCAAACGTAACTTGAGTGACAGTCTTCTTAGTATTATCCCACAATTCAGCCATACGGATGATGATACCGTCTTGGTCTAAGTCACGGTATTGTGACATTCTGGATGTTAGTTCAGCAATAGCTTCTGGAAAATAAAGCTTGGGGTTATTAGCAACCTGACGCTTAATCTCTCCCCAAGAAGTTTCGAACACATGAGCAACTTGTTCGCCATCGGGGTCGATTAGCAAGTCATAGATATCAATAACTGAAAGCTTTGGGCACGCGCGAGGAACTTGTTTAGAAACAAGTTGTGTTCCAATTTGAATCGGCTTCCCAGACATCGGGTTCAACATGGGAAGCATAGACGGTGAGCCGTCAGGATTCATAATGGGTTGTCCCATGTCATCCGTGACAGGCTGCATCTGATAGACTGGTTCTGGTCCCGTTACAGTATCAGTATTCCAGTCCCAATCAACTTTGAGACCAAAGTGGCCGTAGATGCCACAATCACGGGTCCCAAGTTCAATCTGTTTAATCCACTGAGCTTTCTTGAGACAAGTAAGCATTACAGCTTGCATTTGCCAAGCTGATTCAGGAGTACCACCCTTAGGCCGAACTTCAATCGGTGGTTCTATTCCAAAGAAAGCATCGTGAGTACGAGAGACAATCGAGTCAACGATTTGGTGCGGATAGGGAACGAAAGTATTACTACGGGGCGTGAGGTTGTCCGGGTACATCCGACGGTCACGCTGTCCAATATATTGACGATAAAAGTAAGCCCTACGTTGGTCAAATGGCCTACGGAAGTTACGCATACGCTGAAGAGTATCAAGCGTCCATGTAACAAGGACGTTTCTATCAGTGGTTAAGCCAGTTTGAGTTTGCTGAGAAGTAGTGGTTGCACTCTGTCCAGGAGGTAGAGACTGCGCTCCCCCTTGTGCCATTCCACCATTCATGTCGCCCGTAAGGGTGTTTGCCATAAGCTAGGACTTAAGACCTTGTAAGAGGAAGAATGCAATAATTTACTGTAGCTGGTGCCCCATCTGTTGCAAGGCTAGCAAAACGTATTTGGTCAATCGAGCCACTAAATTCAAAGATATTTTCTTGGTTATTAATAATAAGAGGTGAAGCAGCAGTAGGAACTGGTGCAGCATGACCGCTACCATCACTAATACCAGTTGTAAACCGTAGTCCAACGTTGTTAGCAGAAGTAGCAGCCCCAATAAAGGTCACTTTAAAAATTCGGTATTTGGAAACAGTAATAGCAGCAGTACTCGCACCTGACGCAATAGTACCTACTAACCCAGTTGCTTGACTGCCTTCATAATCTGGCGGATAGATTCCGAAAACTGTAGCCATGTTATTTTATTTTCCATTCACTAGAATTAATCTTATTCGTACATTCCTTGCAAGGTAGGAATTTCTTCTTCATTTCATAGAAAACGCTACCAAGGAATCCAACTGCTAAAGTTGTAACTAAATCACCCTTAGAAAGT